ACGTATTTTTAATTTTTTGTGATATATACGCATTTTGTAATATGAATGTAGTTTATTATATTTTTAGCCAAGCATTGTTATTTTTGTCGGTATTATTCTATTATTATCCACTCTTGAATAGAACCATGAAAGAAAAAATAAATATTATTTTTGTCATAATAATATCCATAATAATTTTATTCTTGAACGAAAAATACAACTGTGAAAAAATGTTGGACTTGTGTCCTCATTTTCCTTGGCATATTTTGATTGAAATACTTGGTATTATCCTGTTCTACATTATTTGTAGTAATTTTTACAAGTTATAGGGTCAGTCAATCAATCGTCTTCAAACTCGAATTCGTCTGGATCGATCACTATATCACGATCCATACGAATCTTGGCACCGACCCAAGCATTGATATTACCCGCCTTGAACTTGCCCAACTTTTTATCGAGATATTCGTGGACCTCTTTGGTAGTCGGACCGCCGCGACCGTAGTTGCTCTCGTACCACAGCTTGAATTCGTTGGTGGCCTCGGTTTTGGTGATTTTTCCGGCGGGATCCATGACAATTTTGTCGCGAATAAACTCCGCAATATGGTCTTCGCGCTCCCGATATTTGTTCGTGGATTCCATGACCATTTGACAGTCTGTAGTGTGTCCGTCTGTGCGCAAAACAATATCGATCAACATGGACATGAACACTTCGCGCCATTCTGGAAACCGTTCCTTCAGTTTGCGATCAATTTTGAACTGATAAGGCTTTTCGGGATCATCTTTGGTGGGGTTGTCGGTAAACAGAGAGACGAAATCTGCCACACGAAAACGGCGCCAAGTTGCGTGATCCCGGGTCTTGACTTCCAACAGTTCGTTGGTACATACGATCAATTTGAACTGTGGGACGAATGTAATTGGCGCACTGAACAGATTGCGACCACGAATGGGTTCGGTACCGCTGGTCAACTCTTTCAACGCACCGTCGTTAATACGGTCTCCCTTGGAAGGTTCTTGCATGACGGCATAACGAATTCCCTTGAGCGCCACAATATCTGGAGACGCCTGACCCTGTTTGATACGTGCTTGGGTAATCAAACACAACGGAGCATCACTCTTGTAGTCACCCATGATTTGAGACATCAAGTCGGTTAAAACGGATTTGCCGTTCTCACCGCCACCGATGTACATGTGAAATGTTTGATTCAAATTTACGCCGATAAGCGAGGACGCCAAATGTTCCCACATATATTTTCTGAGCGGTTCAATCGGAAACAGTTTGGCCATAAAGTCCTCAATTTCTTCTATAATTTTGGCGTCACGTACCTTGTCAATTTTGCGGTAATCAATGTTGGTACATTTGGAAACATAGTCTTCGGCGCGTCCCGCACGAAAAACCTTTTCTTTGAAATCCCATACCCCGTTTTTGAAACACATCAAATAGGGGTTGCTGTCCAACAAATCCAAGAATTTGATCTCGCGATCAAAGAAGAGTTCCCGGGCTTCTTTCAAAATGTGGTCCTTGTCACTTGTTCGCGAAAGTTTTACGACAATTTCCATCATTTTGCTGGACTGTTCTTCACACTGTTTGAGTTTCGCTTCGTCATCCTTCACACCACGCTGAAGCAACGATCGCGAGACGATTTCGTCAGACTTTTTACGGTACAACTCGCGCAGTTCCTCGGAAATATGGCGACGAAGTGATGTACCACATTCGTCCTCTACCCAACGGTGTTTGGCAAACCGAAACCACTTGTCATGTTTTACACTTGCGCAAATATATTGGTCTTTGAAAAGCTGTTTCAAAATGAATGCGATATCACTGTCGCCACACCCTATACCCTTTTCCATTTTACCGTTGAAGGAACACGCCCGAATGCTCTGTTCAATATGGAAATCGATACTGTTGGATCTGACCTTTTCGTATTCATCGTGTGCGTCTTCGCGACACCAATACATGATAGATCGCTTGGTCAAACCGGCGTCACTGTTGGTTTGAAATCCTTTCCACCGATCAAACAGTTCGTGAATTGTACTGAAAACGAACGTTTTGGATTTGGCACTGAACGCCACCCAGACAATAAAGAGTTTGTACGAAATGTTACAGAGAGCCCAGCCCACCCGAATCCATTTGTTGTAAGAACCCTCACCATAGTATGATTCCGGCAAAATCATCGTATATTCGTACGCTTCGCGCAGCTCAAACTCGTTGGACGGTAAACTTTCTAAAAATTGTTGGACGGCATGGTCCAAATCGGTTTGGTTACGAATTTGAAGGACGTTCACGGCAACCTGTTGTTTTTTGGGGAGTCCGTCCATGATCAAGTTATTTCTGGAGACATTTTTTTTCAATCCCGTAGACTCGATGTTTTGGTGAATGTCGTAAAATTCGGTAGTAAAAATGGGCGCCAAATGATCCTTGTAACGGATCGACAGTTTTTTGAAATCGCTCTCCATATCAAACTTTTTAATATTAAGATCCGTACAAATCATTTCACCGTCATCGCCGTCATACTCAATCTCGTAGTAATGAGTCAAACGGTAAGGTTCATGTTGCGGTTTTCGTGAGCCGTAGAGTTGCCAGTTGGTATGACCTTTGCTGATACCCTCGTCAAACACATCCTCCCAACTGTTGACAATAGGCACCGAAATCCAAGATTCCGTCTGGGCAATCTCTTCAATGACACGTTTTCTCAAAATAGTTTGTGTAATGCGGTCAGACTGAATGCCAATAATAAGATGAATACCGTCTTTCGTGAGTTGTTTGTCTTCGAGCCGATTTACATTTGCTTTTTCGAAAATATATATTGGGAACTTGGCCTTGTCGTCGAACCGAAAGATCTTCTTGAGTTCCTCTAAATAAAGATACACCAAATCGTCAACATGCGTTTTCTTGTACTGTTTTTCCGTTATTTCGTACGGATATCTCAGGTCAACATCCACCGCGATCGGCCCACCTTCTACCAACTGTTTCTCCGTAAGATATTCGTCGGCTCCTCGTGAAACAATGTCTCGATAATAGAGTTCAAGAAATGTACCATATTCTTCGTCTGGAATATGGTATTTACCCCCCGGATTACCAATCCGGGTATTTGTTATGTGAGTATTTTTATCGTCCTTATCGATGTAGTGACGTCGAATAAAATCCTGATAGTTTTTGTATTCATTGTCTTTCAACATACTTGTTGTGGTAATTTTAAGTTTCTTAGCATTTTTAGTACCAGGTGTGGCAGATGACATACCACCGACTATGTTATATTATTGCTCTATTTTTATTTACTTTTGAAAATTCAATTTTTAGGATTCTAAAAAGTCGTAAAATTGAATGTTTACAGATTGTCGATAGAAATACCACCTTATGAAAATGGATCAAGACCACGAGGTTTTCACAGTGTGTTGTATGTGTAAAACGGGTCGGGGCAAGTTTGTACCGATTCAATGTCTGAAGATGGCAACTGTTTCAGAACACAAAATATGTGAAACGTGTTGGTGGGACGAAACATGCGGATTTTCGTTGGAAACGCGTTGTCACAAATGTCCCGGATGTTTGAATAAATAGTAATATATGAGTTTATAATTTATAATTTATAAATGTTTACACCTTTGCCACGCGCCGCTTCGCAGAAAATACGTGAAAGTGTAACTGAAACGACATAAAAATAACGGCGCAATAGTGTTATTCGTATATGCAACCGTCTATTGTTGATTATAATGCCACAGAAATGATGTTAAAATTCAATAAACTAAAGGAAGAGTATGAGAACAAGGCTATAGAACCGTATGAGTATGACGAAGAATATTTGAAAGAGCAGGATTTTAGAAAGACAATAGAGAACATTAATACGATGGTTACTGCGAAATTAGGTGAACTAAAGACAATTAAGGAGAGAGTGACCAAATTGACCAAATATAAGAACAAATTGGAGGAGATTTTTAAAAATATTCGGAAGACGGAAAAGGGCTATATCGACCTCTACAAAGTAAAAGTGCTGTGCATTGACGGTTTAAGATTAGAAAAGCCTGGGTGCTCTATTTCTGACTTATTGTCGAGCGATTTGGGTATAGACCAGGAAACCGCGATAATTGACCCAATCTTACTGAGAGAACGAATTTTTTCTATAAAGCCCGAATATCTCAACAGCCTATGTGATGTTTACGAAAAAATCGAGGCTAAAATCGAAAGCGAAACGTGTAAAATGAAAAAAATCACCGATTTTCTGGATCTTTATAAAAAAACAATTGATACCTGCGATACCCATAAAAAGACATTGAGTAAATATTGCTGCACTGTATGTTACGAGAACGAGGTAAAGATTTGCCTCCAACCTTGTGGACATACCTTTTGCGTTAGTTGTACCGAAAAATTAACCACCCGTTGTTTTGCCTGTAATGGGGCAGTAACGGCCAAAATCAAAATGTATTTATTAGGAAAAGATGACGATGACGCATCAAACACATTAGCAGACATTGTCCCGGCAAACACTAACCCCTTAGCCGTGCGCCGGTTCATTATTTAGACCCTTGCCGATTTATACCCTTGAAGATTTTACACCCTTGAAGATTTAAAACCGCGCTTGCGCGGTTCTGTCTTCAAGGGCAACGTTACCGATAAATGAATTAAAACGCACCCTTTGGGTGCGGATTTAAATCTTCATCGGTGTAAAATATTATATTTTTATGTTTTATAATAAATATATAATATATGTTCAAGAAACAAAACGGATCTGGTAATAAATTTTCAAGAAAACGTGCAAGTGTAATACCTACAGATAATGATAATGATTTGCTATCATCCTCGCCGCCAATTTTAGAATCGTTAAGAGTATCAAACCCACAATTTTTAAATTCAGAATCTGTTAGTCATAACCGAAAAATTACAAATAAAATGCTGAAATTGAAGCGCGAAAAATGTAAATGGCTTGGAAGCATCAAAGAAAATTTCACGCCAGTACCGTTTGACGAATTAGAACAGGGGAAGATTTACATTTACAAATTGAATCATATTTCCAGAGCAGTAGGTTATTGGATAGGAAGATTTTTAGATGTTGAATATGATGCAAACTCCAGAAATCATTATTTATCATTTGAAACCTTTTGGTGGCGCAAGCCTAGAAGTCATGTGAATGCGCCGTGGGAAACTCCGCTATTTTTTTTGAAAACGCAAGGAGAATATATCGAAATAATCGAAGACCGAAAGCATCCGTTTTCTATATATAAATGCGAATTTTTCGATATTGAATCGAACGATTATATGAACATATTTGCGGAGAATTTGCCGACAAAAACCCCTGAAGAAATTTGTAAGATGATGGTCGATCTTATTGATGAAAAAGCGCACAGTGTGTTAGAAAAATCCGTAAAAGATTGGTTGTATAGACCTCCTGACCCCGAACACACGGTCAAACCGGGGCCTATGTACACCAAACTGGAGAAACACTTTTACAGTTTGATGCCGCCTGTTCCTCCTCACGAATCTCGTTCTCGTTCTCGATCGATTTCGAAAATAGGGGGTAAGAAATCCAGAAAAACGAAAAAAAATAGAAAAAGAGTACATACAAAAAATTGATTTTGGATAAATAATATAAGTATATGATAAAATAAGTAATATACGAAAACAATATGAAATTCTGCGTAAAATGCGATAACATGTATTATATTGGAGTAAACAGTGAAGACACGAATAAATTAACCTACTACTGTAGGGTATGTGGTTACATTGATGATATGATTACTGAAGAAGGGGTATGTGTTTTGAATACTCAATTCAAGAAGAGTGAACAAAAATTTAATCATATTATTAATAAGTATACCAAATTGGATCCCACCCTTCCGCGTATTTTCAACGTAAAATGCCCCAACGCTACTTGTAAAACAAACCATGTTGATGCCAAAGAACCGGCGGAAATCATTTATATGAGGTATGACGATGCCAATTTGAAATATATTTATATTTGCGTCACCTGCGATACTACTTGGAACACGGGTAACTAAACACATTTTAGGCAATATGTACGATTTTCGTGGTTTATGTGTAAAAGCATATTTATATTTTTTACTCCCATGTCGAAGCGATAAAAATTGATTTAAAAAATTATCATATTATATTCAATATAATATAATACAATATAATGAATCCGAATGACGTGGGCACTGATCCAGATGAAAAAAGTGATATGGAAAGCGAGGATACGTCCCTTGCGAGTGATGCCGGCATCGAGGAAAAAATGGCCGACGATGATGATGATGAAGAACTGGATACTGAAGACGAAGATTCCATGGTAGACAAATCTGGGGAAGATGATGAAGATGAAGATGATGACGATGACGATGACGATGATTCAATGGCAGACGGTGGTGCCGAAGAAATGTTGGTAAATACTTCCAAAATGCCCGATAAACGTCGTATAGATGATAACGATGACGACGATAATGATGATGACGATGATGATGATGAGGACGACGACGACGATTATTTACAAAAGTTTGACGAGAATATTCGTCAGACGATCATTGAGGATTTCCATCCTGAATTGAAACAACATAATGATGACGAAGTAGAAGCCTTGTCCAAAGTGGTCCGCTCGGTAGACGGAACGATTATCGATTCTCTACACAAAACACTTCCATTTTTGACAAAGTATGAAAAGGCGCGTATTTTAGGCGAACGCGCCAAACAGCTGAATGCCGGTGCCAAGCCATTTATTAAAACAGAAAATACCCTTATTGACGGATATTTGATAGCTTTGCGGGAATTGGAAGAAAAAAAGATTCCGTTTATTATCCGCCGGCCGTTGCCACATGGTGGTTCGGAATACTGGAAATTGGCGGATTTGGAAATCCTAGTTGGATAGACGGCACGTGACACCAAGACAAGAAGGTAAAATGAAAATGGACTGAATAATCATGAGTTTTTTTTCCAACGTTTACCGCAGTTGGTACAAGACACGAAAATGGTCTCACCCTCATCACATGACCGGATCTGTAGAGAATAAAATGTACATTTGTTCGATTTACACCGAGAACAAGTGAAAAGAGTGGTAGATGCCTCGGTACTGGTATTGTTGAACCGGTTGGCGTCCAAAATCTTTTTCTTTTCAATGAGATCGTGCCACCGGGTTTCGTTCATTTCTTGGTGCGTCATGAATACGGCATCGTGAGGTGAAATTTCTTTGGTCAGAATTTTTTGTAAAAACGCATTATTTTTTAGATTATGCCAAACAGTACGGGTTCGATCAACATAGATGTGTACAAAGCTGCGATTCTCCCATTTTTTTACAATTTTACGCTGGGTTGCCTCTCGAATGGCGTAATTATAAATGGCCTTTTCTGTATTGATAGACATCGTTTCATCCTGTAAAATGTCGAAAAGCTTTTTTTGAAGATTTTCGCGAAACGTTTGGGGGTCTGAAATTTTGTATGACATACTGAGTAATGTATTATTATACAACGAATATTTTATATTATAATCAATTTTATTTTACAAATCGAGTTCAAGATCTTTCAACATTTTGATGACCGCGTTGTATTCTGTTATGATTTCCATATATTCGTCGGTACTACATTTTTCGATAAATGCCATTTGGTGTGGGGACAGTTCTCTCATATTACGAATAGAATCAATAATGCTATCATAAAAATCAAAATTCAGAACTCCTATTTTAATACCAGTTTCTTTTATATAATATTCGGGTATGACGCGCTGATGAACGTCAAATCTATCGTGATCGAACAGAGAAAAATCGTGTAACTCTTGAGTCACCGGGTTTATTTGGCCGATAATTGGTAATAAATTCTCGGAAACGTTTTTACAGAAAAAAGAATAGGAACTCTCGGCAGAATAGTTACTTTCAGTATGGGTTTCAGAGAACTGCGAATTCATAGAAGCGGTATCATTATCATCGTCAGACCCACACGAAACAATTTTTGTAACTGTATCTTCGCTAATTTCTGACAAGGATGGCACGTTTAATTTACACTTGTACCATTTTTGACGCAATTTCGTTGACGTGTTTGTTTGAAAACGACTAGAGTAATTTTTACTATTGTCTGTTCTTACGAACGGTGGTCGTTCAAATTTTATATTTTGACAAATCATATCTAAATAATAATCATATAGTATATGAAGATGAATATTATTACAGAAATAAACCCTTACTTCCCGTTACCATTTGAAATAATTCGAATTGTCATGTCATTTGTGCATTCTCCTCAACCTACAAAATTACTGCGCGACATTCATAGTTTTCATGAAACACGACAGTTAGCATTCGATGTGTATTACAAAGAATGGATTGTGGTATGGAATGAAGAGCAATTGACAGATAAATATTGGTTCATAAATGATATTATTTTATTTGCCAACGGTTATCATGCAACAACCACGGGTTACATTGACAATTTTTATGACTATTTTCTAAGGAACCCGCGGTTATCTAATCGCGACCAAATTGACATGTACGTGACCCGACTAAGAAAAAAACCCGTAGAAACACAAATTAATATTGTTTGGGGACTATTCAAACCGATGGAACGTAAAAGAATGTTGTGCGAATCTTTGGCCAGTCAGATTCTTCGGCAAAACCGCGAAGAAAATTTTTCAAATCTGTGAGGATTCAATGTCTTTTACGTTTTTGCGTGCGTTTACGACGGTGATGCTTTCCTCTTTTGGAAGAACGGCGCGACCGGCGCGACCGGTACGAAAGACGTCGCCCGCCCACCTTATTCGATTGGTAGTCTGCGGCGTTACCACTAAGCGAAGCATCGACGATTTTAGGTAAAACGTGTTCATTACTTATTGACGAAGAGGGCGGGTACAATGCGGACGGATAGTCGGCGGGATTGGATTGAGAAAAACTCATTATATAGTATTTGTATATTTTTTATAGTTGAGAAGCGTGAACCACTTTACACGGCGCATTTAGTACGCGTAGGGGTATCCACCGCTTGAATTTGGGATGAAATTTACATTCCATGAACAGCGTTTTTTGTAGGTTGACGTATTTATCTTCCGCGACGTTTTCAAATTCGTTTTCGTCCTCACTTTCTTCAATGTAATCCAAATTATGGTTCTCTTTGATGTTTCTAAACAAACTGTTCATCGTAACGCTTGTTTTGTAACTAGGAATGTAAGCAACATTGTAGTAAACCATGGATTTATTTTTTCCACAGACATACAAATGGTATATGTCGTACTGAATATCCGCAGATATTTGGAAAATAGTGCGAAATCTGTACTGTGGTTTGGAAAAATCGGGACGAAACAGTTCGGTCTGAATATGTATGGTACTCGGCCGTGCCGAAGCAGATCCCATCACCCTCGCATTGACATTTGTGTTGATCGCACTGTTGGATTTTACATTAAAGACTTTCAATGGATAGTTGACAAACGGCACCGTATCTGTGAGAGACCTGTACTGAATGTGGTGTACAACATAAGGTAACTGTTTATATGTATCAGGTAAAATAGCACAATTGTCTATTTTTTCAACATCCACACTCCAAAATGCAGGAATGGCAAAGTTATTTTGTAGACAACTCGTTTTAATTTTCTCGAAGAATTCCTGTATCCACGGCAATTTTTCACCAAAAGTGAGGGATTTCATAGGAAATCCTTTATAAAACAGCACGTCTTCCACTAAGAAAATAAACTGGGTATCCTCTTCTCGTGTTAACAATACCCCGTACAAAATTGTATCGTGCGACAACGCGCATTCCGCGTCGGAATACGTCATATTTATTTTTACCACCTTCTTATCCTTGTTCAGTTCCATCCAATAAACCACATTTTGTCGGTTGTAATACGAGAACCAAGCATAATATTTTTTCCCATGAGGAATAGCTAAAGCAATCTTATAATTGGGAGAAACTTTCTTATGCGATATGGTTTCATAAGAAAGTTCAAAGCTGGGAAATCGTTGTAAAAGTTTACTAGTTTCGGAAATCGATCCCGGAAACGGTTTCATGGTAGTATGTAATATTCATACTACGATGTGTTTATATCAATTTTATAAAATCCAAAAGTTCGTTTTGCATGCTTTTATAGTCCACCGAGTCTATTTCTGACCGGGTATCTTCGTGAACAGAGGGCTCGTAAAACACATTTTCAGATGGTTCATGGTGATCTTCAATGTAGGTCAACGGTAGGCTTTTTTCCACAAACAAGTTCTCGGCGTCGTTCTTTTTTTGGATAATTTCTTCGAGCATTTTCTTGTATTTTTTAATTTGAAAATCAACTAAATCCTTTTTTTTATGAGGTGTTAACCAATCTTTCAAGTACTGAAAAGCCCAGTGGGATAGAACAATCAAAACTAGCGAAAAAATGATACTTTGAAAAACATTCCACATTATATTAGAGCGATGCACTTTGTTCCCGCGGATTTCCCGCAGGATTTTTCACCGAAAAAATATACGGAAAGGATTTAAAATTAAGCGGATGAGTTCATATAATATAATATGCCAGTTCTACTTGTGGTTGAAAAGGGCGGGTCTATTAAAGAGATCACAGTAAAAGACGTCAATGAAGAAGAGTTGTACAAGAAGGCCGGATTTAAAACCAAAGAGGGGTTTGTTCATCAAAACAGTTGGTTATTCAAAAAGGACAATATGCGTTGCGCGGTTTGTTTGTACGGAAAAACCAAGGGTCGTGCCGGAATGGAGAACAAATATGATTTTCCTCCTCCGGTAGATTCGGTACTGTATTTTGGTTCTTGTATTTTGTTAGCTCGAAACGATAAATCTGAAGTAACCGATTTAACAAAACCGGAATGGTTGAAAATCTACGAAAAATTATTTGGCGGGTTTGAAGATCTTGGTTCAGAGGACTCTGAAGAAGAAGAGGAGGAGGAAGAAGAAGATGTTCCACGTACCAAAGAAGGGTATGTCAAAGACGATTTTGTGGTAGATGATGACGACGAAGAGGAAGAAGAGGAGGAGGACGACGACGAAACCGAATTATTAGATAATGATGAAGATGAGACGTCTGAAGACGACGTGGAAGACGACATGGAAGACGATCTAGATGACGACGAGGAAGAGGAAGAGGACGACGAGGAGGAGGAAGATGAGGAGGAGGATCATGAAATGCTGACATCAAAAAAGAAGACTGCTTTGAAAAAGAAACCCGAAATAAAAAAAAAGATGCCTGCTGTAGAAAAACCCCCCAAAAAAATTGCCGAAAGATCAAAGCGTGGTCAAGAAGGATTAGCAAGAACGGAATCAAACAATTATTTGAACTGTAGTAACGAACTCGCCGAAGAAGAATATATTTAATATATATACACATGTCTAGAACAAAGAGTCGTCGGTCTAAAACCAGAAAAAGTATCAAAAAACAGTCGGGAGGTTATCCTGACGAAACTGAAGCAAAAAGAAATTTAACTAGGATAGCAGTAGAACTTGGCGAATTGAAAAAAAAGGTAAAAGAATCTATCGAGAAAGAGAATAAATTGTCGGAAGAACTCGGTAAAAATATTGTAGAAAACGATCCTTTTTATGATCATTTGAATGAATTGGATGAAGATGAGGCCGATGCGTATTATTCCGACGCAATTGAGAGTGATCCCAAAATGATTTCAATACGCAAACAGACTGTGAAATTGTTCGCCGAAGAGAAAGCAAAACGTAAAGAATATTATGACGCTACGAAATATTTACGTCGTATTCAAGATGCGATAAATTCGGTAAAAAGATCCGTGTCGTATCGCGCGTTAAAAGATAAAATACCGGCCGTATTGTCCCGTGAAATCGTTGAACAAAGTTTGCCTCGTAGTAGTAAAAGAAAAACGTTAGATTCCATGGACGACATATATTTAGAATATGGCAATATCATGCGAAGACCCTTTTCGGACATGTTACATCCAGAGTAATCTAAAAAATTGATTTGTTTTTCTCGATAAATAAATCAATACAGCATTTATTCAATCATGAATGTTTTACAGAATATCGTCGAGTTTTACAAGACCGTGGTGGTGTTGTTTGGTTCAGTGTCTTTGATAATCACTACACTTCGTATAGTAGCAGTATTTGTATCACCATATGAATTACAAAACCACGCGTTAGACGTGTTGGACGATATCAACCGTTCCTTTTCGAGAAATACCGCCGAATTTGATGAGCACTGGTGTTGGTGGTCAGGTAAGGACGAAGATGTACAGTTTCAAATGGTTCACTGTTTTACCTGTGGCGGGTATGTGGTTTCTCAGACAAAGAGTTTGTCTCCGAAAATCGTATGTAACTGTGAAAAGAATAAAAAAAGGGTATTGGAAACCGATTATTACAGCGACGATGACAGTGTGTTTTTGTGCGATTATGACTATTAGAACGACAAATCTGTGATCATACATTGACCTTTGAAAATGGTGGTGGGCGTTTCTGGTTCTAAATCTTCGGTTACGTGATCTGTCACAGTTACATGATTTTTTTTAGGTTCAAAGACCCGTCGCCAAGTGGTGTCCCTTTCCCAGTCGAGTTCAAAACCTTGGTATTCTGTACTGCTGATGCTGCGAATACGATAATTACATTTTCGGTAATAGGTTTTTCTACGAGCCCATTGGTTCTGAAAAATGTCGTGAGAATCTACTATATCTACCACAATCGGTCGTTCGTGTTTCATTCTTAGAATACGTCCGATGGATTGAACAATGTCGGTCTTGGGAGTGGCCAGAATAAGTATACTCAAGGTTTTGATATCAAGGGCTTCTGCCGCCATCGCATAGGTAGCCAGTACAACCGTTTTTTCTTCGGTTTCTTTCAGTTGGTCCGGTTTCATACCTCCCACGTAATACCCTACCGTGGCAAATTTTCGGTGATTGATTGCTTCGTACAAATACGTCAGAAGTGAACGGTTATGTGCCAAAATCATGATTTGGGCATCGGGGTTCTCGGTACAAAGATCTTGGGTAACCCTTACCAGAAAATCTTTTCTCGCACCGTAATCGCATAATTTGGATATCATGGTACTGAACTTGGGTTTTCCGCGAAAATCTGTTTCAGTTTCGTTGAAATCCGGGTCGTTGGTTTTGAATTCGATACCTCGAACACACACAGGATCGTCCGGCGGCTTTTCTGTAGAATAAATGAGCGGGCCGATAAACATGTACAACAGTTTGGTCAGTTTATCTTTGCGTTCCACCGTGGCCGAAATACCCAACATATAGGGCGTGATCGTTTTCAAAAGGGTTTTGGAGAACTCTTCACTGCCAATACGATGTACTTCGTCAATAATCGTGAACCCAAATTGTGTGTAGGTAGATTCGGGGAAAACCCGGTTATACATGGTCTGAATCATGGCAATGACAATGTCCTTGTCGTCAACATCGTACGTTTGTGCCTGAATTTTCCCGATGCGTGCTTGAGGAGCGTATTCTTGAATGCGTTCGATCCATTGATTCATCAGAAATTCTTTGTGAACCAAGATCATGGTCTTTTTTTTAAGTTGTGTGATGAGTTTGATTGCCATGACCGTATTATGGGTAACTGTAAAATCACCAAGGACAAAACGGCGATTTCCGTCAATTTCAAATCCATAGTAATCATCTTCAGGCAACTTGTGTAATTCAAAACTGTATTTTAATACATCTTGTGGAGCAATTCTTTTACCACATTTTTTCCTAGGGCATAAAACTGGTATCTCGTCTAATCCTACACCACGAACACACGTTGTATAATAGATTTCTTGTTTTGGACAAACATTTCCGTTAATATCTCTAGCATTTGTACACGTTTTTTTACACATTCTTTTTTGTGCATAAAACCCCAAAGAACGACATAAATAAACAATGTCATCCAGTAATTTTTCATTTTTTTGTGTGATTTCATAATTATTTTTTCCGGAATAATATCCATCTGAATCAATGATACCTGCCAACAATTCCAACTGAATTTTACGAGAATTACATAAATAATGATGAGGTATATGCTTATTTTTAATTAAATTGTATTTTTTTAGAAAATTAAGCAAAATATTCGAGTCTATAGAATTGATTCCATAATCATATTGACCACCGGTATATCTTAAATGTAGAGTTGTATGCTTGTTTTTACACCGATGAACATTTGAATCCGGACGCCCATCAAAGATGGACGCCTGATACAATTGATTTATCGGTAACGTTGCCCTTAAACACTGAACCGGACACCCAAAGGGTGTCCGGTTTATAATGT